TTCCTTTTGCATATATACTTGATAAAAACCAGCCGTAACATCCTCAATTTTCTGTTCGGCTTTTGCTAAACAAGCTGCCATAACTACTTCATCATATTCAAAGCCTGCAGGGTGTAAATTACTTGACGGCTCAATTGTATAGACAGTTGTGTTATCAGGAGTAGTTCCGTCAGTTAATTGACCGCTAAATTGGACTGTACTACATGAGTTATCTGTAATTATCGCACTTTCATATTTTCCTGTTCCTTCGATAACTTTTAGTATCTGTCCACTTAAAGCTGCGCTACGCTCGTCTCTATAAGTAGCGTCTTTGATGCTCGATGCATTTTGTGCGCTTGCAACTGAACCTGTGCGTAAATCCATATTATCAAATGCTGCTTCATACGGAAACACAATAATGTCACTCGCTGTAGGCGCAGGGTCAACTACTATCTCCCACCGTCTGCTATCTTGTAAAGCAGGCGGTGACGAAGGCTGATATGGCCTTATCGCCGCATAAATAGGGTGGCCTGTGTGCAAACTAATAGCCTGTCTATCATGAATGAAAGCAGGGTCACACCAATCTATATTAGACGCATGGCCCGTACCCGCACTATATTGAATCTTTCCAGTCACCATTCCACCGAAGTCGGCAGGAAGTTTATATCTTGTGGCACTGGTATTGATACATGACGCGGCTGACCCTTCAGGGTCAAATTGAACTTGCGCTATCCTATGTCGCCAGTTCCACCCTTGTCTTGGTGCATCACTAACAAACATTTTAAATCCGTCTATTGCGACTTCTTTAGCTATGTCAAGGTCATGTTTATCAAGTGGAACCATAGCCTTATCATCGCCATCTGAACCGTAGTATGCTAAACCGGCTTCACGTGCAATCCTTTTAACCAAATCAGTCATTGAATATCTACTTGTTGGCTCTGACATTTTTACCTCTTAAAACATTCCTGACTCCTATATTAATTAGGAGCCAGGATTATTAATCATTTTACGCACCAGTAGTAACGGCTATGTCTTTAACATAGGTTACTGTAACTGCTGAAGAACCATTCCAAAGTGTAAATTCGCCAATAGAATATGCTAAGCTACTGCAAACTGCATTAGCGATTTCACTGGAACTTACAGCGTCCTGACCGCCTTCTACGGCGACAAGTCCTGCACTGACAGCACTAATTTCGGACTCAGCCTGAATATCCCAGGGGTTATTACCATAAAGCCTCACTAAAGTAAGCCCACTTGTAGCGGCGGACTTAGTCTGTGCAGCTTTAGCCACGTTATAACCATCACTTTCAGGACCAAGATGGAAAACACCAGTTGAAATAGCAAGAACATGGTCGTCAATAACACAACTCTCCTTCGTTAGAGCCTTCACAAGCTGTCCCCTACGGGTGGGTACATAAATCTCAACCCAAGCAGGACCTTCGAGGTCGTCATATTCCTCTGTAACGATACCAGCAAATGCATGGTCGTTACCAGTAGCAGGGGCTTCTACTTTGTAAGCCCTTGCATCAGCCGCACTGGTAGCCGTACCGTAGTCACTATTGTAACACACGGCCATACCGGCACGAATGGTACTCGCGGTAGAAAGATAAACTTTCTTTTTTGTATACTTTTCATTCTGATAAGTTACCTGACTCATCTAAAATCTCCTTTTGGGGTAGACCCAAGTAAAGGGGCCGGGTCGACCGGCCCGTTAATCAATTTTATGAAGTAAGTGGTTTCGTCATTACAAAACCAGCTTCACGTCTGTTCACACATAAGTTATTATGCGAACCATCCAAAAAGACTGTAAAAGTCGTATGCTGACCTCTGTCAGTCATCGGCTCAGTTTCTTCAAGCCAGTAACCTTCCTGTACAATCGGAATCCATTTCCTGAAATCGACACAATAAATTGGGTCCATTGTATCGCTGGTTTCAGGGTCAGTAACATCATCAAGCTGACTGATATATACAACCGGAAGCCTGTTTATAAAGGCAAGGCCGCTATCGTCAATCCTGATATTACCAAGCACCTCTTTACCAGTATGCCTATCATCGCGCTGGTCGGCAAGGTCCTGAAGCTCAGTTGCTACATCTGCATTAGTGTAAATTCTTTTAGCTCCCTGACGTTTCTGAGCGGGGTCATTTATGAATAGCGGAGCCTTAAACTTCGTTTTCATAAATGCCTTACGGAAGGTCCGCAAAAGCTCATTGTCAACCTGATTGTAGGTAGCCGCGTAATTCTTCCAACGAGAATTAGTATTAGCATCCAAACCAGCACATTCTGTACCTGTCGAACCATCCTGATAACGAATAGTCTTGCCCACAAAACCGGCAGTTGTACTATCTTTTGTACAAGCATTAAGGTAATACGGTACACCATAAGGATAAAGGTCATCACTTGAATCAGTCGGAGTTTTCCATGCTCTTTCCTCAATTTTATTAGCTAATGACCAAAGGCCGTCTATACGTCTGGCTTTTAATAGCTTAATAAAACCTTTTGCATTATTTTTATTCCGAAGGATTTCAAGTTTATCCCAACTATAGTGCGTCCCAATCTGAGTCCAGGGAACATCTATAGTCTCCATAACGTCACTGACACCAGGTTCATCAGTATCATAAAGTCTACGATACCGCGCATTACCTGAGTGGTCAAGCATGACTTTACGCTTGATACTGGTTCCGCCATCAACGTCCATACGCTCGCTCTGATAAATGCGGCAGAACTCATAATCATTGTTGTCCCACATAACCTCAAAATACTGCTCTGGCAAATCCTCTAAAGTTGTAGCAATAAGGTCTGTAAGGTTACTATTTTTAACACCCATTTTCTACTCCTATTATCCAAAAACTTGTTTTAATTTATTTGCCACTTTTCCTTCAAGTTGTTTATCTGTAACTGGTTTTTCATCGGTAGTAGCAGAACTATCACCACCAGGTTTGAGTGATACACTATTACTCCGTTTACTTACTTGCTTTTTGATGTCATTTCTAATTGCCTGCTCTCGCATATCCTCAGTAACCAGCATATGGGCTAAATTGAGAGCTTCATCTATAGCCATATCTTTGCCCTGAACTGCCGCACCACTGAGAACCTGATCAGCAGTATTGAGGACATTCCAGCGTTTCTTCTGTTGATTTACAGTTAAATCGTCCCACGTCTGTTCAGAACCAATTTTACCATAAATTTCAGAATAGTTATCCAAATTACCGCTATCAAAAAATTCCACAATAGCCTTTTCCAATTTGGCATTAGCCTGTGTCTCCTGCTGCTGCTCAGCTAATTGTGACTGGCTTTGTGTCTGTTGCTGTTTATTTAATTTCCCCAAAGCCTCATTCATCGGTGCAATTACTTGGTCAATTAGTGGGTCATCTGGATACTCTTCTTTAAGCTTAGCAATATCTATAAAATCTTCTTGTTTCTCAGTAGTTTCTTTTGGCTGTTCCTGCTGTTGCTGATTTTCTATAGTAGTTTTACCAAGTCGAGCAAATTCCTTACTTAACTTATTGGTGCTATTATAGATATTACCAAAAGTCTTTTTAGCTTTTTCAGGGTCTGCCTGATAAAACTCCTTGACTTCTTCTTCATTCCATCCCTGATGAATGGCTGCCCGGACATATGCGTCCGGTAAATCACCTTCGCTATCGTCTTTTTGAGAGGTAGAATCACTTTCGGACTTATCTGACTCATCTGTCTGTTCCGTTTCAGACTCATCTTCTTTAGACTCATCTGTTTTAGAATCATCTGTTTTAGACTCATCTTCCACAGAATCAGAGGTAGAGTCATCATCAGATTTGTCCTCAGCTTCATCTGTCTCAATCGGCTCATCGCCAAAGGCGGCTTGTAAATTCTTATTTACTTTTTCTTCAAGTTCGCTTTCTGCTGTCTGCATCGCAGTTTTTTCTTCTTGTTTCAATTCTTCTGCTGTTTTTTCTGGCATTTCATTTCCTTTCTGTTAGTTGGCCCGTTTTCACGGGGGTCAGTAACATTTATATTTTAGCGCCCTTCGGTTTTAACTTTTGGGGGCACTTAACAAATCCAGTTTTCTTTAAATAATTATCATGTTGCTTATATGAATTAAACTTAATTCTACCGTCATTTAAGACATCGACTTTAGGAAAGTTTTCTTTGTGTTCTTCCACTTGTGACGGGTTAATTGCCAAAGATTGCGAAACAAACTCATAATCACCAGTTTGTCTTAATTCTATATCCCATCGCATATCCTTGCCACAAACTGGGCATTTATGAATCTTATGAGTATCAGTATCTTCAACTATAACTTTACATTTATCGCATACAAATTCATGTATCATTTCTTTTTCTTCTCCGGTAAATTTTTAGTTTTAGTCTCTGCATAATGTTTTAGTTTCTTAGCACTCATACTCTTATACATTCCTAAAGCAGAACCTTTAAGCTTACTCACAGGAATCTCACCACGTTTAGCAGCTAAAGCCATTCCTGCGGCTTGCTGTTGATTTTCAGATTTTGCTGGCATATTATTCTCCTTGATAAACACCTTGTGTGGCTTTTTGTGCCAGACCAGCCACCTCTTGTTTCTGTTGTCGAAGTTCAGTTTGAGGACTCGCTACTTTCCGTTTAGTCGGCGAACCCTGATTTTGTGATGTACCTGCCGGGGTTGCCGGTGTAGCTTTACCCGCTGATTGCGGTCCCATAGCAAGCATTAGCTGAAGTCTATTTGCATATTCAGGGTCTGCAAACCAATCCTGTACATAATCAGTTATATCTAATTCCTCTGCTAAATCTGTAGTTGCTTTCTGTAAATTAAATGGAATTCCCATTTTCATCGCAATCATAGCTGCATTAGCAAGTGCCGGTACTAAATTAGTAGCAAATTCGATTATCCGTTTTGACCGCAACATCGGGTCAATCTGAGACATCGACTTTGGCTTAATGCTAAAGGTGAATTCTGAAAATTCACCTTGTCGTTGTTCAGGTGTTAAACGCATTTGCACACGTTCACCACCTGGCTTGCGTTTAGCAAGCGGTATATCAATTAGCGGGTCATTATGTAGATACCATCCTACTTTCTTAGCAACGCCCGCAGCTTTATCATAAGTTATATTTTTTGAATCTGTTACTGTAATTTTGCTGTTTGACTCTAAAATGGCAGCTTGCGTAGCAGTATCAGCATCAGAAGTTTGACCAGCTAACTGGTCAGGATTACCTGCCATATAATTGAACCATGTTTGAAGCTGCTGAAGCATAGCTGCATTATCTCGATTTTGACCACCAAAAGATAAGACTTTAACGCTATCGGGATTTCCGGCTACAAGGTCGCCATCTTCAGAATCTCTTATCATCTCTGCTTCATCAATATTAGCAGGGTCATATACACCAACATCTTTTTGCCTATCAGCCTGCTCCATTGACTTTTTGAATATCCTATTAGCCATCCTATGTAAATCATACCAGATGCTAACCGGCGCTACTGGATAAGGATTATTGGGAATCGGTGGAGTTAAAGTAAGAATTTCATATGGTCCGGTATCAGGTCCATAATAATCCTGCACGGCTAAATAGTCATCAAATTTGGCTTCTCTTGGGTCTGGTACAGTCACCAAAGCATTGGCCTTTGGAACCCAAAGTTGGACAACATGTACCATATCCTGTATATTGTTAAGTTCCTGTCGTCCGGTCTTAGTTTGAGATATATTCTTAGATTCCTTCTGATTAACTATGTCAGATATTGAAGGTAATTTCTTTACTAAGTCACTATTATAAATTTTGGAATCAAGTAGTACCTGTCTCGGAATTGTAATTCTATCACCCAAAAAAGTCGCTCTGTCGAGACTCGTACAAGTTGGGTCAAATACAAAGTTATCAAGGTCTACAGTCTCTACATAAATTTCGCCAGGGTCAATTTCATGGTCACCAAACTGGATAACTGTATTGGACCCTGCCAACCCAACTTTCATAATACCCATAGCAAAAATTGCATCTACAATCCAAGCTCGCAATTTATCTTTAACATTCATTCGTTTCTGAACAGTGTTTATGCCCATTCCAAGTAGTTCGGCATAAATCTGATGCGGGATTATGTCAGTAGTAACTTCATTAAATGGGTTCTTCATCACCATATTTGGAACCAAAGTACGTATGGCATGAAACAAAAGATTGATTGGCTCATCGGCGGTCATGCCAGAGTTTTTCTGGTAATAACTTCCAACATATTCCTTTAGGAACATAGCCCTTGCGTTTCGATAGCGCTCTAATCGTTTAAATCCATTTCCTACCACAACTTGTATTTTTTGTGGTGTAATATTAGTTGGCATTATACACCTACCTTAGTCGTAAAATTAAAACTCGTTCTCCATCCTTTGGCTATTTGTTTTTTCTTTCGTTTCCGTTTTTCTAAAAGCATTTTTTTTCTGTATCCCACTGAATTAGCAGGAAAAGATAATTTTTTACGTTTTGGTTTTATTATCTTATCTTCCGCAGCCAGAGCATCAGCTATCACTCTGTCACCATGTGTCTTTCTTGCCGATGCGCTTTCTTCTGCCAGGGCTGCTGGTCCAATTGAGCCATCAGGAAAATGAATGTAATACATAGCTTCATCAATCGCTTTTATAGACGGGTTAATAAATTTACCTTTAACCAGTAATCTATTATACTGGTCAAGAAGCTGTTGTTTTTCATTTCGGCTGCTATGCCATCCATATTTTTTACTTTTTTTATCCCTTACTTCGCCTTCTTTGATATTTCTATAATAATAAGGATAGTGGTAACGCTTTACAATCATGCGGCCAAAATCCCATCCGGGACCGTTCATCTCCCATTTGATGAACGGAAGTTTACGTGGCGGTTTTCCACCGCACCATAAAGCTAACGCCATAACCACTCTTGCCATCTCATACGGTGGAGTGTTAGCATCAGCATATTCAGCTATTTTTAAATTTGTCTCTCTACATCGTATTGAAACAACTGAATTTGAAGCTCCCTGACCTTTAGAGATATCAATACCAAATATATAAGTCTTATTTTGGTCGGGTCGTTTCTTATGTAATTTAGTCCATATCTTTAATGGACCATTTTTATTTCTGTGTAACCAATAAGCTTTGGTATCTTTTCGTTTTATATAAGAAGCAACCTGTTCATCAGCGATTGATTTAATAAGTCCAATTTTATATTTTTCTCTACACTTTTTACCAAATAAGACTTTATGTTTTTCAAGTGCATCCGTATCAAAAAACGTATCGCCCGATTGAATATCCTGCATCAAGATTTCTTGTGCCATTTCTTTCGGACTTCTACGCTCAGCCTGCCTATCAAACCAGGGCGAACGAATCTGATATTTGCCATTATCGTCTTGATGCACATAACGACCTTTTCCTTTTTCTGGATGTTCCCAAAATGGCAAAACAAAAACTTTAACTTGCCCGGATTTTTTCCATCTTGAATATTCAGTAGCTGCGCCAAACGGTGTACTATTTATAATTCGACACGGTGCTACGTCCGCTGTAGCTGACCTCATCGCCTGACCATTTCTAACTTTGGCAAATTCATCCAGAAGAATAGCCTTTCGAGTATCACCTGAACCAGCATGCTCCGTTGTTGACTCGCCATCGATAACACTATTATTATAAACATTTGCCATATGCATCTTGGTACGATGCTTGCGGCCCGGCATACAGTCAACCGGGCGCATCCATTCCGGTAAAAATCTATTAATGTAATCATGTTTTTGGAATAATGCCTTCATATTGCCCGCTTGGTCAACATAATCGCGCACACGTGACATTTCCAAAAGTGTACTTTCCGGGACAAATAACCAGAACCAATGAAATATAACTGTGCAAAGCCAAGATGCTCCCAATTGTCTGGATTTGTCTATTAAAAGGTCATATCCTTCTTCTATTGCTTTCTTTATTTCTAAAACCGCTTCATCCTGAATTTCCCATGTTAAAAATGGGTAATGCGGATTAGGCCGTACTTTAGTTTCGCCTTCTATATTAATATCATGCTGTTTATAAGTAAAACAGAAGGTGTTTATCCAAAATAAAATAGATTGCTTAGAAGCTGCCGCTAAATCACGCTGAAGAATAACATCTTTGCGCGCTTGTCTGAGCAATTTTCCACGCCATTCCAAATTAGGCTGATGAAGTTTTGGTATTATGATACCTGTTTTGGTATCTTTCCACTTTTCAGGAATATTTGGAAAAGGCGTAGCTAATTGTGGTTTTATATCAGCCATTTAATCCATTTAATATAAGTAAATATTGTTATTGGGCCAAGAAAAACGCCAAGAGCCAATAAATTCCAATTATGATTGCGTAATGGGATTTTACGTATAAAAGTATCTATACAAAACCCGATACCCACAGTAATAAGCCCAATAAGCATCCAACATAGGAGTATAATTAAAAATAACTTACTCATTTTCCCCGACTGCATTTATTCTTTGCTTGCCCAATTCTGTAACTTTAGCCGCAACGTCCCTTGTATCGCTCTTACCATGAGCAGAATCGGGTACTCTACCTTCAATTCGGTCATATAAGAGTCGTATCATTGATTTATCAGGCTTGTGTGTTTTATCTGCACCAGTTTTCGGGTCAATTTCACTATATCCAAGAGCAAATTTCCACATAATTCGAGCCAAAGCCTCTGCTTTAGACGCAATTCGGTCACCCTGCTCCGGGTCATTTACACGTTCAGTCTTTTCTTCTGCTATCATTCGCAGAAATTGACTTAGAATCTTCCCTGCTTGCGCTTTTGTCATTCCTTTTGTTTTTTTCTTGCTCATACCAGCCTTTCCTACATATCTTACATCTTATTTTTTGGGGCCACTGCCCAATAAATTCTATTTCATGCCCACAATTATGGCATTTCAACTTTATTTGCATAATCTTCCAGTACATCGTCAGTAACCAAAAAGCAAATGTCAGCTAAGGTTCGCCCGCTCACAACCATTCCAATAACTTCACCTTCCATATCAAACACAGGACAGCCAGAATTACCAAAAGTAGCCGGTGCATCCATCTGATACAATGGCTCGCCCTCATACCATTCTGGCATCCGTTCTGTTCCAGATAAAATTCCTTTAGAAATCGTATTAAACTGACATGCTCCTAATGGGCTACCTATACAAATAACATCCATACCGCAATATGGCGTATCGTCATCAAACTCAAGTGGTCCCGGGCAATTAGAATCAGATTCAAAATACACGAAACCGACATCATCATTACTATCAACTGCCACTAAATTAGATGATGTGTACGGCTTATTAACATCTGGAAAATATATGTCAATTTTTGCAGCATCTATAACCACGTGCTTAGCGGTCATCAACACGCCATCCTCTATAAGGAAGCCACTGCCTTCTGCTATTGGGTATTCGTCATCGTAATTCTCATATACCTGCACATAAGCCACAGACGGCGAGAGGTAGTCATACAGCCTGCCTTCTACGTTCTTCTCAAAAGGACGTATATACACCATTGCCGTTATAACCAATACAGTTAATATAATCGTAATTATCACTTCTTTCATTACGTTATCGCTACCGTTCCTGTTAATGCACTACCATTTGGACGTTTAACCTTAAATGATAAGGTACTATTATCTTCTGCCGCAAATGTAATTTCTCCAACTTTTAAATCTCCATCTGCCGCTACAACACTCGGACAACCCAGATAAACTTCCTTCTGACTCATATCACCACGTACCGTATCACCAATTGTAAGTTGATTATCACCAGTCGGGGTCGGTACACTAACATCATAACCTATTGCAATATTATCAGCACCACTGGTTATATTTGCTCCGCCCATATAACCAATACCAATATTAGCACTTAGAGTGGCATTTTGCAATGCATACATACCAAGCGCAACACAGTATTTCTGGCTCACGCCACTATCAAGCGACTTAAAGCCAATAGCAAGATTCCTCTCTCCATCGACCAGACTCTCGCCAGCATTTTCTCCTAAAGCAGTGTTATAGTTACCAGTTGTAAGGGCTTGCAACGCACGATTACCAAAAGCCTGATTCTCCATTCCAGATGTACAGCTATTCAAAGCCTGAAAGCCAAACGCATCATTGTACCGTGCAGTACCGCCTCTGGCATACCGAAGCGCTTGACCACCAATCACTGTATTCCTGTATGCTCCCGCAGCAGAAAGGGCCTGAGCAGCGTTTGCACCTATAATAGTGTTGTTGTTCCCGGCCAAGTTCCCTGACTGAACCGCGCTGATACCAAGCACAGTATTAGTATCCTCGCCATTAGCATCGGTCTTAACAAGATTACCAGACATCTCGACAACATTAGCCGTACTAAAATACACACAAGATGCTATATTAGCACTATTTTCCTCAACACTCCAATCGTATCGTCCTCTACTCATTATCCCCCGCTCCCTTCTATAGTCAAGCCATCGCTATCTGAATCATAAGTAGTCGCTACGAAAGCCATCTGACTGTAACCAAGTAAGTCAATCCAGTATCTGGCAATTTCATTATTACTACTGTTGACTACCCTGCCTTTCTTAAACCATCGCTCATTACTCTTAACTATCGTGTCAACAAAATGCTCACTGTCACTGTCTTGCGTTCCGCCGGTTAAGGTCAAGGTACATAGAAATACAAAGTGGTCCCCTGCACCACGTGCAACGTACACGTTAATTACGTGGGAATCACCATTATTCTTAGTCTGGAACCGCAACTCCGCAATGTTAATCGAATTGGGCACGTCCCAGATAGCTACCTTAGTACTACCCAGGTCCTGTACCGCTCCGAAGTCACGTGCATCAACACCCGGTGCAGCCTGCTGAGCAGTTAGTGTCCCGATAGTTTCCCAGTTCTTATGAACTGTGGTTAAATCACTTCTGTGTCTCATAATGCATCTCCGTTTCTGTTCGCCCATGAACGGGCCTTGTACACTATTGTTTTAGTTCATCAATCTTATGTTTATTGTGTAATATTTTTCTCACGTCCTGTTGTAATTTGACAGGACTGGTCAAATCCATGTACTCCCGAACAAACTGTTCTCTGCGCATGTCCGGGTTCTTAAAAGTATTATACACCTTATTCGCTTCTGCTCGCCTACTGTTCATATCCAAACCTCTCAAAGTCACACCGATACTC